CGAGGATTTTTAAGATGGAGGTAGTGGAGTAATGTTTATCAGATTAACTTTTAATCACAGCGTGCTATATGTCAGTTCCAAACATATCCAGGCCATTAAGCCTTTTATGGATCATACTCAAATACGTTTAAGCGACGGTGAAATTATCAAAGTTAACGAGTCCGGCGACAAAATACTGAAGCTAATTGAGGCGGTGCATGGCCATGGAAACCAAGCCTATATTGCGAATGACCTTTGAAATGCCATCTAATGGCAAAATGAGGCAGTTTACAGTGACTAACGATGACGAGTTGCTACTTGGCCTTACCAAGGACCACAGAACATGCTTGTTTATCAATGGATTGTATATAGATATCGACCTGGAGCACGACAAGGCTCGCGAAGTTATCCAGGCGGCTAAAGTGGAGGAGTTGGGAGCATGATGACCGATATGGACATATTCGGAAGCATACTAACTATTTTCATGCTTAGTGGTTTAATCTATGTCATTTACGAGATCAAGAAATGTGGCTTGAAATTAGAGCACCTAGATAAGCCGATTGTAGATGGCAAGAGTGAGCTAGATGTTGCTCTCCGAGAATTTGCAAGGCAAGTAGTGAGAGGGCTATTGATAACTTTAAGGGTGGTGGAAAGAAAATGATTAAATACCCAAGAAGATACTTAAACGACCCTAGCCGGGTCTTTAAGCAAGAGATGAGGCCAAAGGACATGGGAGCACCAGTCAGACCAAACAAGTACGGGAATCAGCCGACCATGGTGGATGGGATTGAGTTTGACAGCAAGCTCGAGGCGGAATATTACCGCCATCTCTTGGTACTCAAGAAAAACCACATTATCGACAAGATTGAGACACAGGTCAGCGTGGTAGTTATTCCATCGTTTAAGCACCCAGAAACAGCTAAGACGGTCAAGGCTACTCGGTATATTGCGGACTTCCGTGTCACATACCCAGGCGGAGTTATCGAATACATCGACACAAAAGGAGCCCTAACTGATGTATTTAAGATTAAAGCCAAGCTATTCATGAGTGTAACTGGCTTACCGCTCTGGATTGTACGCAAAAACGGACAGAATTGGGTCAAGGAGGCTGTCTATGGATAAAGTGGATGAATTACTCGCCTTTGTTAAAGAAAAGCAAAGAGGAGCAAAAACAAGCGCTAACAATACGTATCTCTATGACGCACGGCGGAGGAACGAATTGAGGCAAGAGGCCAAGCATTATGGCGGGCTTGCAATCGTCCTAGAAGCAATTACGCCAGGTAAGCGTCTAAAGCTGATCCAACAAATGAACGAAATGGAGGAATAAACATGTTATTAAATCAAGCCTTAGCTCAAGCCCTATTGGGTGTACTAATCATTTGCGCCTTATCGTTAGGGGCTGCTTCAATCTCAACATGTCTCAGACTCATTTATGAGACATGGCGGCCAAATGGTAAGCCTCCAGAGGATGGCACATTGGAGACAGAACAGGTAAAGGCCTACTCGGCTAAATATGCGGACCGTGTATCCAAGATGTGGCTGATTGGCCCGGAGAACAATGTCGGCCTGGTGTCGGTACAGTATGAGCTCAATAACGATTGGACGCTTGTAGCGACTGAGACCGGACTACCTGGCGGATATTTAGACATCACGATTTACGACCAAATGGAGGATGTTGTGGGTGTCTTATACACCACTGACAACCTTGACAGCATTATTAAAAAAGCACTGGAGGAGAGCAGCAAATGATTAAGATTTATAAAGTTAACACGTTTGAGAAATTTGAATACCTACTTAACACCTTGCATGAGCGAGGAGTTAAGTGGATGAGCGGAGACACTTTAGGCAATGAAGTTCTTGCTAAGATATTTTGGGATTTCGCTAGTTGTAATGGTCTTTGTGTTTACAGATATGGCAATAAAGTAACTATTTCTGATGTTGAGGACATTGATGAGGCACTTAAATTTTACGGATACAAAGGTGAAGAGTACACCATCATCGAGGATGTAAAACTTCCAAAACCAATCGGAAAACTAAGCGAAAAACCAAAAGTGACAGAGATTCATTTCCACGATACCACAGGGGGCAAGCTAGGCGGAGACAGAATTTTCAGAGTAACGGAAGAAATAAAGGTTAATCCATGTAAATACGACACAGCAGAGCAGCCTAGCCACTACATTGGAGAGCATGGCCTGGAGGTTCGTGAGATCGAGGAGAATTTCTTGGTACGCTACCAGGATGGTCACTTGGCGCACCTAGCCGGAGCATTGCTAGAGTATCTATTGCGAGCACCATCCAAAGGTAAACTGGTCGAGGACATCCAAAAAGTCCAATACCTAGCTAATGAGATGGCTGAATATGTCGAGAAAGTCAGTCAAGAATAAGGAGCGGAGAGTCATGACAGCAGAAAACAGAACGATTTGCGAGAAGTACAAGGACTATATCATCCGTAAGCGAGAAGATTTAGGGGACTTACAAACAATATACAGATTTCCGAACGGGTACGGCGCTAGTGTTATCCACAGCATTATGAGCTATGGTTTGGAGCTTGCGGTGTTGTATTTTGAAGGTGATACACCACACTTTTCTTACAGTACTCCAATCACCAATGATGTCATCGGCTACATCTCGGATGAGGAAGAGCTGACAAATCTACTAAACCAAATCAATTCGCTTAAAGGGGGCCAATAGCATGAATACAGTACAGCTTATAGGCCGTCTAACAAAGGATGTAGACCTTAAATTCACCCAGAACGGCGAAGCGGTGGCTAACTTCACTATTGCGGTTAACCGAAACTTTACCAACCAACAAGGGGAGCGTGAGGCCGACTTCATTAACTGTGTAATTTGGCGGAAGTCAGCCGAGAACCTGGCCAACTTTACCAGGAAAGGGTCTCTTATTGGATTGGATGGTCGGCTACAAGCCCGGTCATACGATAACCAACAGGGTCAACGGGTGTATGTAACCGAGGTTGTGGTCAACCATTTCGACCTCCTGGAGAAGAAACCAGAAAATCAACAACAAACACCTCAAACCTACCACAACCCATACACGAAACCAGATTACGCCCAAAATGCCCCAAATTATGGCCAGGCACAGGCGCAACCGATTAACCAGGGTAATTACACCTCTCAGCCTCAAAATGTCACACAGGCTAATTTTGGACAGAATAATCAATTTCTTGACGAGGGTCATCCGATCGACATTAGTGAAGATGACCTCCCCTTCTAGGGGGTGGCACAATGGCCAAGGAGGTTACCATCCCCAAGAAGAAAATACGGCGCTTCTATGTCTTGTATAAGGGGGACAACATTTTGAGCAGCGGAACCATCCAGGAGATACAAGCAAAGACAGGAATACCGCTTAATCAGCTCTGTTGGTTGACCTGTCAATCAGCCCAGAAGCGTGAGCACGATAATTTTAGTAAATCCGGAAAGTATGACACGATGGTCATGATTGATGGAGGGGAGGTCGAAGATGAACCTATTCGCACAGCTTGACGAAAGAGCGACCAAAAAACGGGTCCGGAGCGTCTTGGAGCAATATCGAACACTCAAACGGATAGCCAAGGAGCCATTTAATAGCCAGGTGACAGCCGTTTACTCATTCGAGCCTCGCTCCTACACTGGTGGCGTATCGAAGCCGATAGAGAAGCACATCGTGCGCCAACAAGCAGCCGTCAGAGAGATTGGATTTATCGAAGAGGGCCTCAGCCACATGGAGAACCCGGAACAGCGGAGAATACTTTATGAGAAGTATTTTGATTGGGCTCAGAAGTCCGATATATCCATCTACATGGATCTGGAAATGAGCGAGACAGAGTTCTATCGAGAGGTCGAAAAGGCGCTGTTTGCTTATGCTGAGGTCTATAAATCCGGTGCTTTGCTCCAATTCAAGAATGAGGCCTCTTTCGAGGATTGGTTCGGTGAGCTCTTTGAGTGAAAAATGGGAGGAAGTTGAAAGGAAGATGTTAGGAGGATACAAGAGGGGGATGTTAGACTAGTATTGTCAAGGAGTGTTTGGGGACACTACTTGACCGGATACCATTGGAACGTGGTCTATCCTACGCTGATGTAACCTCCTAGTTATTATTAGCCTACATATTGGTGACGGGATTACGCTCCTCCGTCACCTACTATCCTGGGAAATTGGTTCGGACACTTCTTACATCCTTTCTGATTAGCCACTCTTGCTTCATTGCATTCGTCCACGGGTTCGACTCCCGTCCAGGATTTTGAGCGTTTGCCGAGACGCTCAAGTTGTACCTACTGACATGGTATGTTATTCCTCACTTGATTAGCCCTCTTCGGAGGGCTTTTTTTATTTAATATACGGGGGTGAGTTCATTGGCAAAGCACGGGCTGACGCCTAAACAAAAAGCCTTTGCCGATGAATACATCGCAAACAAAGGCAACGCAACACAAGCGGCAATAAGTGCCGGATATAGCGAGGGGACGGCTAAGGAAATGGGGTATGAAAACCTCACAAAACCTCACGTTAGAGCGTATATTGACAAACGCCTAGAGGACAAAATGGCCGACCTTATGAATAGGGGCTCTCAAGTTGTCGAACAACTGATGAGCTTCGCATTTAGAGAACGACAGACAGCTTACTCGAAGCGTACAGATCTGGTAAACGACATCGTTGAGTCGGAACACATGTACGAATTTGACCCATCAATCGAAGAGGCGAACAAATCACTCGACATTCTGGCCCGGATAATGGGTCTAGGACGCTCTGAGAACGCCGACTTGAAGCGGAGGCTTATCGAGGCCCAGGTAAGACGGGTAGAGCTCGAAAACGAGGCCCTAGAGGCCAAAATAAGACCGAAAGAGGGGCAAGAGGAACAGGTAGGCCACTTTATCGACTCATTGGGGGAGTATTACGATGACGAAGAAGAAGAGCCGAGACCTCAAGATGTACACCAGGAAACAAAACCAGGTGATGAGGAGAGCCAGGAGTAAAGACTGGTTCCTTATGATTAACCATGGGGGTGTCCGTGCCGGAAAGACGGTACTGAACAACGACTTATTTCTCATGGAGCTCCGGAGGGTGCGCAAAAAAGCCGATGAGCTAGGTATTGCTAAGCCTATTTATATCTTGGCCGCTTACTCATCGAGCACACTCAAGACCAACATCCTTAATGAGCTTGAAAACAAGTACGGTCTGACATTCAAGTTTGACAAATCAAACAACTTTTTCCTTTTCGGGGTTTATGTTGTTACAACATTTACAGCCTCGATTTCGGGGCTTGGTGCTATTCGTGGTATGACCTCATTCGGGGCATACATCAACGAGGCCTCCCTGGCCAATAAAGAGGTATTCGGGGAGATTATCAACCGCTGTTCTGGTGATGGAGCCAGAATATTGTGTGATACCAACCCGGACCATCCGAAACACTGGCTCAAGGTTGATTACATCGACAAGGCGGACGGCGAGAACATTGTGGCCAACCATTTTACTGTGTTGGATAACAACTTCCTCACCAAGCGCTACATCGACAACCTCATAGCAACCACGCCAAGCGGAACGATGACCGAGAGAGCCATCTATGGACGGTGGACAATCGGCGAGGGTGCTATATACAAAGACTTTGACCACAATAAACATGTAATAACAAGAGAAAAAATTCCAAAAAGTGACACGCTTAAAATCGTTTGTGGCGTTGACTGGGGTTTTGAACACAATGGGGTTATCTCCGTTATTGGTATCGACATGGATGACTTCATCGAGGTCGAAGGCTTCAAGTTCTATAAGCACTATCTAATCGAGGAGCATGTCCATAAACATTGGCACATCAACCAGTGGATAGACTTGGCTAGGGACATAGCCGAGAGATACGGTAAAAGAATACCGTTCTATTGCGACTCAGCACGGCCAGAGTACGTTGATGCGTTCTATAATGCCAGACTGAACGCCAGGAACGCCGACAAGGCTGTTATACCTGGTATTTCAGAGGTTGGGACGCTTATCAAACTTGGGATGCTCCTAGTTTCTGACACATGCCAGGACTACATCAAAGATATAGGCCAGTATGTATGGAACAAGACAGGTGACGCACCTCTTAAAGAGAACGATGACACACAGGACGCTGTTAGATATGGCGTCTATACTGATAAGACTATCCGGATAGGAGGATTTAACTGATGGAGCTATGGCAACAGCTATTAAGCGACAATTTAACGGTGGCTGCTGAGGCTATCGAGAAGTTTGTCAACAATCAGAAAACGACAGACAAGCGAGAGTTTGCTAGGACGGCCGAACGTTATTACAACGCCAAGCACGACATCCTAAGCAACCGTATTTTATACTTTGACGAGAATGAGGACCTAGTAGAGGACAAGACGGCTACAAACATCAAAATTAGCCATGCTTTCTTTACAGAATTGGTAGACCAAAAGGTCCAGTTTATGCTGTCAGAGGGTATGAGCTTCACCACCGAAAACGAAGAGCTAAAGGCATACCTGGACGAGTACCTGGATGAGGACTTTAACCTCTTCCTCAATGAGATCGTTGAGGGTGCGGCCATCAAGGGCCATGAATATGCTTATATCCGGAGTACAGCCGATGATTTAATCAAGTTCCGGACCTCTGACATGCTTGATACTTACACGATTTTTGATAATGAGTACCGAGAGGTCGGTATCTTGCGACAATATAGCCGTAAGGTTACATCCAAGAATAATCGGACCATTGAGGTAATCTATACCGAGATTTACACCGACAAGGATGTCCGATACTTCATCAAGGAGGGCTCTTACAAGACCAAGCCGGACGATAGCAAGGAATTAAATCCACGCCCTCATGTAATAGCTATTCGTGAGGGTGATGGGGAGATTTTGGCCCGTGATTATGGGGCTATCCCATTCTACCGATTGGCCAATAACCGTACTGAGACATCCGATTTAGTGCCTATCAAGGACTTAATTGACGATTACGACCGCATGGCTTGCTTCCTGTCTAACAACCTGGAGGACTATGACAAGCCAATATTCGTGGTTTCTGGCTATAATGGCGAGTCGATTGATGTCTTGCGCCAGAACATTAGGAGCCGAGGGGCTGTCAACGTTGGTACGCCTAGCGGTGGTGGCTCGGTCGATGTCAAGACCTATCAAATCCCTTACGAAGCACGAAAAGCCAAGCTCCAAATCGACAAGGAGGCCATCTACAAATTTGGGATGGGCTTTGACTCTAGCCAATCTGGAGATGGCAATATCACCAATGTGGTCATCAAGTCACGCTATAGCTTGCTAGACCTCAAATGTAACAAGCTAGAGCCTCGATTGATGGCTATGGTGAAATGGTGTCTGACCATGATTTTGAATGACATCGAGCGCCGCAAAGGCAAACGATACAGCCTGGCTGACATCGAGGTCGAATTTATCCGCTCGACTCTCATCAATGAGCAAGATGACGCAACCAAGGCACAGATTGAGGCTCAGACTAAACAAACGCTTGTCCAAGCTCTTGTAATGGTTCAGCCTTACATTGACCAGGAGTCATTCCTCAAGGCCGTATGTGAGGCTCTGGAGCTCGATTATGATGAGGTACTGGCTAACACAGAGGATGAGGACTTTGACAGCTCAGAGGGAGGGGACGGCGTAAATGGTGAAGCTGAACCGGAGACAGGAAGAGATGGAGGCGCTGAGGGCCCTCGATGATAAGAGGGTCAATGAAGAGCTATATAGCACCTACCGCTCCATTATCAAGGACATCCAGGCTAAAGTAGCCGACCACTTAGAGGATGTCGGAGATCAGCCGTATTGGAAGCAGCAACAAACAAAGGCTCTAGCCCACTTGCACGATGAGATGGTCGATATTATCCGGGAGAAGTACCCAGAGGTAAGAGAGACCATCTCCAAGTACAAGGAGGACCAACTAGTCAAAGGATACAATGGTAGTTTTTACGACATGGAAGGCCAATCCGGAGGAGAGCTAGACTTTCCGATGGTTAATAAAGAGTTCATAGAGGCCTCTGTAAAGGCTCCTGTGGCCGGTAAGCGACTATCTGAGCGTTTATATCGGAACAGGGAGCGGATGGCCAAGCAAGCCCAGACAGCGGTCACAGCCGGCATTATTCAAGGGCATAGCTACCAGAAGATAGCTCGCCAGATTGCCGGTGTCGGTGAAGCTGACTATCGTAAAGCCCTTAGAATTGCTCGGACAGAGGCCGGACGCATGCACTCGATTGGTAAGGCCAAGGCAATGAGTGAAGCCAAGGAAATGGGAATAGATGTCATGAAACAGTGGGTATCTAGCCTAGACCGGCGCACTCGCCATACACACCAATTCCTTGATGGCCAGATCGTGGCTGTCGATGATAACTTCAAGAACGCTTCGGGGATGGAGGCCAAAATGCCTTGTATGTTTGGCCAACCTTCAGAGGATTGTAACTGTCGCTGTACGGCCGTCACGATTGTCGATGGTATCAAGCCAACGGCAAGACTAGACAATGAGACCGGCGAGATTATTGAGAATATGACCTATCAAGAGTGGGAGCGGAAGATTGACGCTCGCCACATCGAGACCGGGTCAAATCTCGACTACATCAAGCACAACAAGACCAGAGACATCCAAAAAGGTGAAATCGAGGATATTCCGGCCATCCATGGCACTGTTAAGGCTAGGAGGGTAGTAAATTCACATCGTGATATATACTTATCTGACTCGCTTGGATCAGCTCGAAAGAGTTTCTCTTATTTTGAGCGCAAGATTGCCAAGGCTGAGAAATATCTCAATCTACCAGATGGAGCTGAGCCTCCTCGCTACTTGTTTGTCCACGGTAAGAAAGATACAGTTCTAAATTCTAAGTCTTTAGGGGCCTATGACCCAAAGACAAACACGGTTATTATTGAGACAAGTAAACCGAACGCTAAGTCAATCATCAAGCGGCTCAAACAAGCCGATGAGGACACTGGTGTTAAAGGGTGGTTCGCTGTTAATGACCGTGGCTCTTCGCCTGTATTCCATGAATTGGGCCATTACAAGCATGAGCAGCACATCCGACATCACGCAAGAGAGAATGGCCTAACGTTTTCTCAGTCTAAAGACCGATTTAATCAAAAGCTACTTGAGTTTTTGGCTGAAAATGACTATAATGTTGGTGAAGAAATAAGTGGTTACGCCAACCAACATTTAAGTAGCCAAATTAAATCCGGAGACTCACGAATGACCAACGAAATAATAGCCGAGGCATTCACAAAAGCGAAGCTAGACCGCAATAAAAGAGCTCAACTGATTATAGACTTTATGGAAAGGGGCGAGTGGTGATGGAAGTAATGAAAAAGAGTCTAGTTGATATGTACAATCGTATAGAGCCATGGATTGACCCTAAGACAAGGTTTTCAACTCTATCACTAAAAGATGAAGCGCCTCAAGACATTGTGGAGCTCTATGAAGAATGGAATAGGTTGGTTAAATCCGAGCCTATCGAGGTCCATTACTTGTAATATATTAACAGCACCCTCCTGGGTGCTTTTTTTATGCTCAAAATTAGGAGGTGAAACAGTGTCCTACATCCAGACCATGCACCCGATCGGCTCGATGGTCATTATCTACACGATCGACAACATGCGAATTGTCGGCCAGGTGATGGGTTACAATGAAGTCGAGGGGAAAGTCGAGGGTATCAACCTCAAATTCAACAACACAGGCGAAACATGGGAGATTAAGATGTCTGAAATCTCATCAGTATTAGCCGACAGCGTCCAATAAGGGCGCTTTTTTTATTTTATCAACATGCCAGGAGCCTTGATGTAGTCCTGGCCTTTTTTATGCCCTGGATATGGCTCTAAACTGTCCCATGTCGTGGCCTAGACGCTAAACAAGGCCAAACATCATCCACACAGGGGAGCGACCCCCGAGAACAAAGCGAAAGGCGGTAAATGTATATGAAACGTAAGTTTTTGGAGGACTTGGGCCTAGAAAAAGAACAAATCGACAAAATCCTGGATGAGGCTTCGGCTGATTTAGGACGGGTCAAGGGCGAGTTAGAGAAAGCTCGAGATGATCTAAAGGTAGCCAACAAGACCATCGATGACATCAAGGCCAAGACAACCGACAATGACAAGCTACAAGCCGAGTTAGATGACTATAAAGCTAAGTATGAAGCCTCAGAGGCCGAACGAGTGAAGCAAGCGAAAAATCACGCTGTAATGGACGCTCTCAAGGACGCTAAAGCTAAAGACTTGGACTACATGGCCTATAAGCTTGGCGAGGTTGAAATGGACGAAAATGGGCAAATTAAGGACCTTGAGAACCGTATCAAGGACTTAACAGAAGCCTATCCAAGCCATTTTGAAGTCAACGAGCCGGCCGGCGAACCATCTGGCGGTCAACAACAAGGGTCAAACGGTTATAAGACGCTTGACACAGATCTCCCTAAAGGTGACCCATCTGGCACACAGAGCTTAGAAGCTCAAATCAACGCCGCACTAGGCATTTAAGAAAGGAGCCAACAACATGGCATTAAACACAGTAGAGGCTGCTAAGATTTTCCAGACAGCCCTTGATAAAAAAGTAGAAAAACAACTCACATCCGCATGGATGGAAGTGCCAAGTAACTTTGTACAATACGATGGCGGTGACGAGGTTAAATTACCAAGTATCGTTGTTGATGGTTTGGGTAACTATGACCGTGACGGTGGTTATACTGTCGGCGGTGTGACCCTCTCATGGAACACCTACAAGTTGACCCAAGACCGTGGTCGGGCGTTCTTATTAGACGCTATGATGGTCAACGAAACAAACTTCATCTTGACAGCTACCAACGTGATGGACGAGTTCCAACGCACTCAAGTAGTGCCAGAAATTGACGCTTACCGCTACTCTAAATTAGCAGCTGTTGCTAAGTCAGATAACACAACGGCTAAGAGTTACACTAAACCGGATGAATTGTACTCAGCAATCAAGAAAGACATTGCCAAGTTGCAAGACGCCGGTGTTGACTTTGGTAACATCATCTTGACCATCTCAGCCGGAGCTTTAAGCACTCTCGAAGAGTCAGAGATGGCTGCTCGCCGTATGAATTACACTAAGCTCGCTGATGGCGAAGTTGGTGGGCGCATCCTCAAGATTGGTGATGTAGAGGTCAATGTTGTCCCTCAAAACCGCTTAGTTACCGAAATCCAAGTGAATGACGGTAAGACTAGCGGACAAGAAAAAGGTGGTTGGGCTAAGGCTTCAACAGCTAAGGACATCAACTACATCCTCTGTCCAAAAGACGCTCCTCAAGCGGTAACGAAACAAGATATTATCCGTATCTTTAGCCCAGAGCAAAACCAAAAGGCAAATGCTTGGTCTATCGACTACCGCCGATTCCATGACCTATGGGTCCCAGAAAGCAAGAAGAGCCTAGTAATCGTAAGCACGACCGCCTAATTTGGCGGTCTTTCTTATTAAGAAAGGAAATGACCAATGAAAACATTCAAGTTAGACAATGTTATCCGAGTTACGGATGACCCATATCAAATCGAAAACTACCTCGCCGAGGGCTATGTCGAAGTAGAGCCACAAGAGGCTCCGGTTGAGGCTCCAAAAGCTCCAGAAGTAGCTCCAGAGCCAGTTTTTGAGCCAGTGTTGCCAACATTCGGCACTGAGCCAACTGTCGGCTAATGAGTAAGGAGGGCTGAACATGCTTCTAACAGAGGAACAGGCCAAGAAGATTGACCCATTGCTCGAAAAAGATGACATCAAGGCCCTTGAGGCCGTCATCCGGGCCAACACAAACAACCATTTCCACCGCAATGGCTACAAGCCACTCCTGGTTAAGCTAGAGGGTGGGAAGCTCTATTTCAAGGCTCCTATCAACTTATTTACAGTGGGCTCAACAGTCGAAATCCATGGGACTCCGTACCTGGATGGCTTCTACACTGTGAGCGTGGTAGGGGATGACCACATCGAAGTAGAAGAGCCTACATTGGCCGGTAATCACTCACTTGTAGGGGCTAACCTCTACCTTATCGAGTATCCGGCTGATGTGGTTGCCGGTGTTAAGAAAGTCATCAAGTACAAGGCTCAAATGGCCAAAAAAGTCGGAGTTAAGTCCGAAACGGTGTCCAGAGTGTCCGTTACCTATTACGAGGTCAATCGACATGAGGGTGTCATTGATGGCGTTCCTAGCTACCTATGGAGCTTCCTAGACCCTTACCGGAAATTGAGGTGGGTTTGATGTTTGACGCTCAAATTTACTCATTTAAGCAGCCTCAGATGGCTCCAGATGGCATTGGAGGCGTCACACAGAGCCTAGTCGATACACAAGCGGCCGTCTATGGGTGGCTTGACATGATTAACGGTGCGCAAGGGAACGCTATCCAGAACGCCTTTGTTGAGTCCTCTACTCATGTCCTGGTAACAGATGGATTTGCTTCTGGCGTCAAGACCGGAATGGTCACAGAGGCCGATGGCAAGCTTTACGAGGTGACTTTCGTTGACAATCCCAACCATATCAACCACCACCTGGAGATTTATCTTCGGTATTCGGGGGACGATAAGGGGGCTAACTGATGAAAGTTATCAACAATATCGACAAGGTATTTAAGCAGATCACAGGACGGGCCGAGATAGCACTCAAAGCGGCCGCAATACACGCTGAGAGTGCTGTAACGGCTGTAACGCCTGTTGACCATGGCAACCTAAGACGCTCTAACAGTCATCGGATAGAAAAGAAAGACGGCCAAGTTGTAGCCAAAGTCGGAAATTCGGCCGAGTATGCGCCATTCGTGCACAACGGGACCGGGGAATTTGCCAAGAATGGTAAAGGACGGTCTGGAGGATGGTCATACAAGGACGAGGAGGGCAAATGGCACCACACGATGGGGACCAAGCCTCAGCCATTCATCCAAAAGACATTAAGGCGTGAGAGTGCCAACATCCAGACGATCATAGCCAAGAACATGAAAGGGTGATGTAAGCATGGCCTTGGAAGTCGAGGCAAAGGTTGCGGAGCTCTTAACTAGTGTCCTGGCTGAGAGTCACCGCAACTATAACCATAACCAAGAGGTCGTATATCCTTATATGACCTATCAGACAGATCTAGAAATGGCCGGAGAGGACCTCGAAGCCATTAACCTAGACTGTCAACTATTCGACCGCTCAACGAGCGACAAGAGGCTCCTAGAGGTCGAATACAAGCTCAAGTCGGCCATTGATAAGGTCAAGCTATTGGAAGATAAGTATCTAATGATGGTCCGGTTTGTCCGGTCCGGAGCTGTATCGACCAATGATGACAATATTATCCGCCGAGACTTGAGTTTCAGAATTAAAATTTACCGGAGGTAATAATCTATGGCTGAAACAGTCGTTAAACGAACAGGCTACACCAATGAGACAGCTAAGGCTTTCCTGGTGGACGCCGGAGCGGTTTACAAAAACTTAAAGTATGACCAGGCCTCTAAGAAGTGGAAAGGCGAGTTACTCGGAGCAACCGAGGACGGGAACAAGGTCAAGATTGAAGTCAAGACTCGAGACATCAAGATTGACGGTACTTTCTCCATGTATAAAGGCCAAAAACAAATCGAGTCAACCAACGCCGAGCTTGAGGTAAAGGTTAAGGAATTGACCCACTCAAACATTGCTCTAGCTATCTTAGGCAAGGCTCGAGCAGCAGAAGCAACGGAAGCTCCAGACAACTACCAAGTCATTGAGGGCACATCCAAGCTGACAAACGACCAATATCTAGACAATATCGGCCTTGTCGGCACGGTTACAGGCTCAAATGAGCCAGTTGTCATTGTCCTGGATAACGCTCTATGCGTGAGCGGTCTTGAGGTAGACTTCAAGGATAATAATGAGGCTGTGGCTACATTGAAGTTCCAAGCTCATGCTGACGAGAACCAAGTAGCTGACCGCAAGCTCCCTTGTCGTATCTATTACCCACAACTTACCTAATCAAGTAGTCAGATTTCTATCACAGGAGGTTAAAGAATGGAACAAATGAGAAAACTAAAGGGCGGAGAGCTCTTCGACCTATTGCGAATTGTTGAGAAGTTAGACCTAGATCTGGCTGAGATTAAGGAGTTACTCTTCGACAACGATGACAATGTCGATGTCAATGATGATAAGGCTGTCAAAGAGCGAGGGGTGGCCATTATGGACTACTTCCTCAAAATCATCCTCAGCAAAGGGGAAGTCTTGCGAGGGCCAATCAATGAGCTGTTCGCCAAGCTTTGCAACACAACGATCGAGGAGATTGAGGCCTTGGACTATGATGTTTATCTGAAATTATATTCAGAGTTCTATCAAGCCCTGGACTTAAAAGCTTTTTTCGCCTTGCTCAAATTGCCCGTCTTTCAAGCTTCCTAGAAATCACCGACCTCTTATATAGACGATACAGCAATCCACCGCTCATCTTGTCCGGAATGGGCTTAGATGAGGCGGTGGATTTTGTTGTGTTCGCCTATGAGAAAGACCAGGACAGACAAGCCTTTGAGATTTGGCTAGGACGAAACATCGAGGAACCTTTTGGAGCATGGTTAAATGGCCTTAAACAGTCGTATAAGCCACCTAAAGAGCCGAAGAAAGTAGTACCTAATCTAAGCGAGGAGGAATTGTTGGCCTGGGCCGGGCAATTTGTCGATGACACAACGATTAGAGAAGAGGGGGACCTAGACGATGGCAATGGATGAGGTTTTTAAGGTCTTTGGGACCCTGGGCCTCAAGAACGAAACAAGGGCCCCAATGGAAGAAGCAGAGAAGCAAGCCGAAAAATCGGCTGACTCTGTCGCTTCCAAATTTATGAACGCCGCCAAATGGATTGGTGGGGCGTTCGCCGCTAAAGGCGTGTTTGACTTTGGTAAGGCTACAGTCGAAGCAGCAGCCACAGCTCAAGCGGTACAAGCCCAATTTGACCAAGTATTTGGTGACATTAAGGGCAAGGCGTCGGAAAGCTTAAATGCTGTTGCCAATGAGATTGGAGCTATACCAAACCGGATTAAACCGGCATTTAACCAGATAGCCTCATTTGCCAAGGTTGCCGGCATGGACGCCAATCAGTCGCTAGAGTTTACCACTCGAGCAACCAAAGCGGCCGCCGACTCAGCCGCCTTTTATGACAAGAGCCTCGAGGACACAACAGAGACCCTTAAATCCTACTTAAAGGGTAATTTCTCGGTTGCTGACAACCTCGGGATCCTATCGACTGAAACGACTCGGAACGCCAAGGCCACCGAGTTATTTGGTCAAAAGTATAAGGACCTTACTGGTATTCAACAGCAAGAGGTCCTATTAAAAATGTTTGAGGACGCCAACAAAGTCTCCGGGGCCATGGGCCAAGCAGCCAGAGAGTCTGACGGTTGGGAGAACGTGATGGGGAACCTCAAGCAATCCTGGACTGACTTCCAGGCGGAGATTGGTAAGGCTATCCTACCAACGGCGGTTAAGGTCATCCAAGCCTTAGCCGGTGCAATGAGAGCAGCAACTCAAGCTATTGGTCCATTGGTCCAAAATGTGGCGGCTTTCTTTGCTGAGTTGTTTAAGGGTGACGCACCTCTGGGCCAATTAGTCAACGGATTGGGCCAGTTAGTAACCAAGGCCGGAGAGGCCATTGGGAAAGTGGCCGGATTTATCAGCCAGTTATTTGGTGCTATTTCGTCCGGTAAGGGCGGAGATTTCCTCCAAAGCCTAGGGATAAGTCCGAGCGTTATCTCGACCATAGAGGGAATTTTCTCACGGATTGGAGCTGTAATTGGTAAGTTTCTAGGTGTACTCAATGGTGTAAAAGAGGCTGTTATAGCTATCTTTGACATTCTTTTCGGCTCAATGTCCGAGGGGGACAACTATGATCTATTGGTCAAGCTAGGGCTACCACCAGACGCCGCCGAGTTGGTCATTACGATAGCTCAAACGATTGGGCAAGTAATGAGTGACCTTTGGAGCGGCATCATGGAAGTCGCTCAAGCAGCCAGTGATTTCTACAATCAACATGTATTTCCTCTATTCGACATGTTACTCCAGAGCTCAAGTGATTTGTACGCTCAAGGGAGCCCACTATGGGAGGCTTTGAGTAATGCCGTAACGCTTGCCGGTCAAGTGATTGGTTTGGCCATCCAGTGGATTGTCGAGCGAGTAAAAATCATGTATGAACAGATGGCCGTTGTGATTGATGTAGTCATAGCTGTGTGGCCACAAATCCAAGCGGTAATTATGTCAGCTATCCAAGTGATTTCCGATGTCCTGGCGGTGTTTATTGCCTTTTTCAAAGGGGATTGGGATGGACTATGGAAAGCTGTCCAAAACCTTGCCTCATCGGCTTGGGATCTCATTAAGAACCTGTTCAATTTGGGTGTTAATGCCTTAGTCCAAATTATAAGCCGGTGTCTACAAGCTGTTACGAAATGGGCCACAGACATCTATAACACCATCAAGGATTGGTTCGGTAAGATTCCAGACGCCATCAAGAGCCTATGGAAGAAAGCCGAGGACTTCCTCAAGTCGATTAACCTAGTCGAGATTGGGAAGAACATCGTCTCAGGTCTCTGGGATGGTATCAAGTCCATGTGGGGGAACATGGTTAACTGGGTGGGTGAAAAGGCCAACGGCTTAGTTTCGAGCGTCAAGGGTGTATTTGGTATCAAATCACCATCCAGACGAATGAGAGATGAGGTCGGTGTACACTTACCAACCGGTATCGCCGCCGGTATCGAGCAATCAGCCGGAGCTATTGATGAGGCTATGGACGATGTTAAGTCTAGGATAATGTTTGACCCTAGCATGGCCTACACTGTTCACCAAAATGTCAATGTAGAGGAACACGAGGAGGAAATGCCACTCTATCAACGTGAAACTTTAGCCCTATTAAGAGCTTTAGTTGCCAAAGAGGGTAATACCTACCTCGATGGCCGAGAGGTCTCCAGAGGCCTGTCAGAGCCATTAAACAACTATAACCAAGTAAATGACTTACAAAACAAACGCATGAGAGGGGAGGGCTTCGGATTTGCTTAAGAAAGCTTATTACAATGGCCATGATTTAACTCAACACATGACCATTAAGAGGGTTACGACACCATTTTCTGGCAAAATCACCAACACCTATGGCGCTCTCCCTGGCACTAACCACCATTGGCTCCAGTCAAGCAGCCGGGGCCAGTGCGTGGTTGAGATTGAAGCTGTCATCAAGGATGATGTCCTCCACCATGTCGATGAATTGAACAAAATTCTAAGCGTTGACGAGGATGGATGGCTATTCTTTGCTGATCAGCCAGACCGAAAACTACTTTGTCGATTAGATGGCACAGTGACGCCATCCAGTCGGATAGCCTGGGCCACCATCAAGCTAAAGTTTGTCAGTCCTAACAGTTATTGGAACGCCACAGAGGGCTACAAAGAGGCCAGATTTGCCAATAATTCGGTCATTGTAGACAACAAAGGGACAGCCGAGACTTATCCTATTGTCACGGTCGATTTCAAGGCTGACTGTGGCTTTTTAGCCCTCCAAGGGCCAGATGGAGGGATGTATCTAGGCAATCCGGAAGAGATTGACAAGGTAGACCTAAAGCCGTCTGAATTGGCGCTTAATAAGGTGTTTACCGACATCAATGGATGGCAAAAGGTAACTGGCCCGACTCAGTTCTGGGACCAATACCTAGAAAAGTATTTCCATCAACACGCCTCGAGTCCAGTCTTTAGCTCTTGGGGGATGAAGCCAAACGTTGCCGAGTTGCCGGCCAATGAGTCATATTGGCAAGGTCATGGCTACTATAAGGACTTTG